ACCAACTTCCTCTATACTGGTCTTTCTGCAAAAAGGACAGACTGGAAGGTAAAGGGCATGGAGCATCTTCATGGCCAGACGATTGCCGACATGAGCAAGGGGCATGAGAACCGAGCTGACTTCATGCGCGAAAAATTCGGAGACGATTTTTATCTGGAAGACCGTCCCAGAAAACACCGCTATATTTATATTGTAGCAAGCAAGACCAAGAAGAAGTTAATCCTTTCTGCGTTGAAGTATCCTGTTGATGTTTATCCCAAGGGTAAGTCTAAAAGATACGACGCAACTGAAGGCCACACCGACCAAACCTATTTTAACATTTAAAGCCACCATGACCACCGAAGATCGCATTTCCGGGGCGAGAGCCTATCTCGCCAAGCTGCCTGCCGCCGTCGCAGGCCAAGGCGGTCACCCTGCCACCTACCGCGCTGCCAGCATTCTGGCCAACGGCTTCGACCTGCCGTGGTCGGACGCCTGGGCCTTGCTTCAGGAGTTCAACGCCCGTTGCTCGCCGCCTTGGTCTGAGAAAGACCTGCGTCACAAGTTGAACGACGCCTACGTCAAGCCGCACGAACGTCAGAAGGGCTGGCTCGTCGCCGGCAAGGAACGCCGTGTCGGCGCGAACGGACGCTTCGTCTTCGACCCAAACCGTGTCGCCGAGCTGGTCGACGTGCAGACGCCGTTCACGACCGCCGACGTGCTGCTGAACTGCTTTAAGGACGAGGACGTCATCTGCATCACGAACGAGGCCGGCCAGACCGAAGACGGCAAGTGGTTCCCGGCGTCGAAGGGCATCTTCCTGACCCGTGCCGAATGGATCACCAAGTTCTTCGGCCCCGGAGCCGTGGGGGCTGCGAAGTTCGCCGGCACGGAGTCGGGGGCTTGGATTCGTATCAACCCCTTCACGCCTGACGACTTCACGGGTACGGACAACTCGGTTTCGGCCTACCGCCACGTCTTGGTCGAGTTCGACAAGAAGGCCAAGGACGAGCAGATTGCCATCTTCCAGCAGTCCAACCTGCCCATCAGCCTGCTCGTCGACTCGGGCGGCAAGTCCGTCCACGCTTGGGTGCGTGTCGACGCCCAGAGCAAGGAGCAATGGGAGGAACGGCGTAATACGGTGTATGACTACCTTTCCGACCACGAACCCGACCCGCAGAACAAGAACCCTTCCCGCTGGAGCCGGCTGGGGGGCATCATGCGCGGCGAGAACGAGCAAAGAATAGTGGCGTTCAAGATTGGTTCGCTGGACTGGGACGAATTCATGGCGTGGCGTGAGGGTCAGGACTTTCCCGAGGAGGTAACGACCGATGTCCTTGAGAACTACGACGTCCTGAACGACCCCAACACGGTCATCGGCCACGGACGCTGGTTGCAGAAGGGCGGCTCGCTGCTGATCACCGCACAGTCCGGCATCGGCAAGTCTTCCTTCGCAATGCAGATGGCCATGTCATGGGCTTGCGGACGGGAGTTGTTCGGCATCCCGGCGAAGCACCCGCTGAAGATGGGCGTCCTCCAGGCGGAAGGCGATGTCGGCGACATGGCTCAGTCCTTCCAAGGGGTGATGTCGGGCATGAGACTGAATAACGACGAGAAGGCGATGGTCAGGCAACATCTGCATTTCTTCAACGAGTCGTCGAAGCGCGGCTCAGATATCATCCAGCTCGCCCGTAAGATCATCGTCCGGCATAAGTTGGACGTCATCGTCCTCGACCCGCTGATGGCCTACATCGGCGGCAACATCAACGACAACGTCGACGTGACTAACTTCTGCCGTGGCCTGCTGGAGCCGATGCTCAAGGAGACGGGGTGCATCGCCATCCTGATCCACCACGAAGGCAAGCCGAAGGCCAAGGAGGTCACGGACGGCCAGACCTTCTCGGACATGATGTACAGCGGTACGGGCGGGGCGGAACTTGTGAACTACGTCCGCGCCGTCCTGAACATCCGTCGGGAGTCGAAGGACTTGCCGGTGTTCTCATTCAACCTGTCGAAGCGCGGCAAGGAAGCGGGGATGCGGACGCCCGACGGCAAGCCTACCCTTGTCCTGAAACTCAAGCACTCGGACGACCGGGTATTCTGGGAGGTCGCCCCCTTGGCCGGCGGTTTCGAGCTGCTCAAGGTCGGGCAGCAGTATCGACACTTTGAGTCCAAGCCCCGCCTGAGCCGGGGGGCTTTGCTGGAGGAACTGGTGGCGGATCACAAACTCCAGCGCGACCAGGCGGAAGCCCTGATTAAGGCTATGGTGACCAACGGCATCATCGAACCCCGCAAGGTGGGTGCGGCGTTGTACTACCAAGGCACCAAATACGACGCATGAGCATCGTGTCCACCCTGCACGTCCGTCCCATCGATTATCGGTTGGCGATGGATACCATCGTAAAGAATCATTACCTGCATAGGGAATGTTCCTGCTCGGCTGCTTTCGGCCTGTTCACGGACGAGAAGACCAACGACGACTTCTTCCAGCAGGGGCGTCTGGTCGGCGTGATCGTCTTCGGCAAGCCGTCTTCCTATACCCTTTGCAACGGCATCTGTGGCGACGACGAGAGCAAGAACGTCGTGGAGTTCAACCGCCTATGGGTCGAGGACTCGATGCCCAAGAACACGGAAAGCTTCTTTGTCGGTCAAGCCCTTCGCCAATGCCCCTTTGAAATCATCGTGTCCTTTGCCGATTCAGAGCAGGGTCATGTGGGGTACATCTACCAGGCGACGAACTGGATTTATACGGGGGTCAGCCCCAAGATGAAGTACTTCAGGCCGAAAAACGCCTCGGATAACGCTGGCGGCACGGTCTACCGCCGGCGGGAACGCATGGCCAAGCAGGAGATCATCGAGCAGTTCGGCGAAGACATGGTCGAGGAATACTTCAGCAGCATGAAGTATCGGTACATCTACTTCAACTGTTCCAAGACCCGAAAGAAGGAACTGATGAAGAAGCTGAAGTACCCAGTCCTGCCATACCCCAAGAAAGGGGTCTAGGAAGCCCGTGGCGGGCTTTTCTTCCGTAGTCTGACTACTACTGCCAACCCGACCCCAAGACAGCCTACGCCCAAAGCCCAGCCCAAGTCCCGGCAGGACTGAAGGGCGAGGGTGGCGGTGGACATATTCCGCTCCAAATCCTTGGAGTCCGACTTCAGCCCCCCGTCGGTGACCAGCATGACGAGGGCGTCCGTATTCTGGAGCTGGTCTAGGACGAAGCCTGCGATCCAAGCCGACATGGCTGCGGCGAGGCCGGCGGCGACGACCAGTCCGATGACGGCGAAGAGCAGATTGCTCTCACTTCCGTCGCTTGGAGGCAGGTCTTTTTTTGGCATCTTTTTTCGGGACGCCTACCTCGGCGTCGCCCTTGGATTTGATGTATCTCATCAGGTAATCCAGACATTCTGGCGCGGCATAGCCGCTGGCACCCACGACGCCCATTTTTAGGCCGGCGTTTTGAATATGGTCTTGGATGCAATAGCCGACCAAGGCGGCGGTGATCGCAGCGGCAAGGACACGACGGATTACCCAGCCCAGCGAGACCGGCTCAGTACTGAGGAGAAGTCTGGCAACCATCGCTAGGCCACCTAGGACGCCCGCTATGACGCCGTCTTTGACCTCCCTAGGGATGTCGTCGGGATTTAGAGGTGCCGCGCTCACGAAATCTTCGGGGGCTTGGCGTTGGGGGCGAGCAGGACACGGCGGTAGTCCTGATCCCAGAGCATGGCGGCGAGGTCTTTGCCTGCGCGGTCGACTTGGGCTTCTGAGAGTTCGGGGAAGGTCAGGTGGACTTGCTCATGGCAGAGGACTTCCAACTGCCGCTTGGCACCGAGGCGGGGGTCGATTTCAATCAGCCCTTCGCCGATGGTAGCCTGACCCCAGGCTCGCTGGCGACCGAGCTTGACCCACTTGACCTTACTCTTTTGGCGGCGTTTCGTCATGGTCGTTAGAGCGTACGGAATCCCGTACCTTGTCGGCGAGCCACCAAAGCCCGAGGCCGGCGGCGATCAGCAAAGTGGCCCCGGCAATGTACTCAAAATACGGGCTATCGATTATGAACGGCACCGCGCCGCAGAACGCCCCGCATAGCAGGAGGGGGATGCCGATTTTCGGGCCGAGGAAGGCGGTGGTCAACGCACCGATGACGGCGAGTCCAGCACCGACGAGCGTCCACGTCTGGGCGGAGGCGTCCTTCTTGACCCGTTCGATTTCGGCTTGGAGTTCCTTGATACGGCCATCCTTGAGGTCGGAGACGCGCTTGGCTTCGGCTTGGTCGGCTTCGAGCTTCTCCCAGGCCTTGTTGACGGCGGTGGCGAGTTTGCGTCCGAACTCCATTTGCTTGGCGTAGTCGATTTCGCTACCCTTGGCTGCGCGAGCCATGCTGAAGGCCACGTCCGCCTCCGGGGGTGGGGGCAGATAG